AGCCGACCGCAGCCGCCGTGAGCCCCAGGTCATCCACCTGAGCGTCCTGTTTGGGATCAGCCCTCCCGGTGAGCCGGTTGAGGCCATCACCGTCGAGGGTGAGGTGGAGGAGGAAACGTAACGCTGCGCTTCCCCCTCCTCTCTATTGAGAGAGGGAGGCGTCACGTCACGACGGAGTTGGGCGATTTCAACTGGTTGCAGGGGCCGTCGTCACGGTCGTCACGGTCGTGACGCGTCACGGTGAGGAGGGGGGATAGTGGCAAAGACCGATGCTGAACGTTCCCAAGAGTACCGAGACCGACTGAAGGTGAAGCCGAAGGAGGGAGAGGGCCGCATCCCGTGGGAGACCAACCCGGACCTGACCGCTAAGTATGGAGAAGGAGAGATCTTCTGTCGTGACTGCGGGTGGCGGCACCTCACCTGGTCCGGTTGTTGCGGCGATCAGGCGAAGGTCGGGGACGGTCCAGCACTTGGGCTAAGTCTCTGACTCTAACGGCGAGGTGGGCAGTAGGCCGGATAAGGAACATTATGTCACCTTCCCCAGACGGCAGGGGGGGGGGCTCCTCGATCTTGAAGGCCGGGTGGGGTTCAAAAACCGGCGACTGAGCTAACGTATGGAACCTCCACCGGCCTCCCTAAGCCGCCAGAAACTCAGTAGAGGTGTCCGATTTTCGTACAGTAGCTCGAATGACGCAGGGACCCCCCGCGAGGTGTGATGTCCGCTCAAAATGAACAACGGTGGCCCGGCTACCGGCAGAACCTACGCTACTGCGAACAGTGCGGGCACCCGCTTCCACCTGGAGAGACCCCGCTCTGCCGGGACTGCCTCAAGGACAGCGGGCAGGAGGGTAGGGATGCCTCCCCATGACATCAATATCTCCTGGGACCCCGAGATGGAACTTGGAGTCATCACGGCTGAGTGCTCCTGTTCCGAGTGTACCTGCCTCGTGGACATCATCGCCACGGTCCTGGAGAACGTCGCGGAGAACATGGAGGTCCTGTGACCCGTCAGATCAGCCGCCACTTCACCTTTGAGGAGATGGCCTGTCCCTGCGGCTGCGGGGTCGAGCCTGACGTGGGGTTCCTCTCCAAGCTCGAAGTGGCCCGGGGGCTCTACGGGAAGCCCATGGCCATCACCTCCGGGATGCGCTGCGCGGCGTACCAGGCGAGCATCAATCCGAAGGTCCCCGTCACCGGCCACACCCGCTACGGCGTAGACATCGCCTGTGGGAGTGGGACCCAGCGGTGGTACATGGTCCGGGCCCTCCTCGATGCAGGGTTCAGTCGAGTCGGGCTCTACGACAAGCACGTTCACATCGACGATCACCCGGAGCTGCCCAAGAACGTCATATGGATCGGGAGGAGCAAGTAGTCCGATGCACCCGTTGCGGTCGCCTCAAAAGGATCTGCGAGAGCGGCCCCTGGATGGATTGCTACCGACCCCAATGGGAGATGCCTCCCTGGTTGATGTGGGCCTAAAACGAACTTAAGAAGCAGGAGGACGAGCCCTAACGAGAGGAGGTGAGACAAGGTGTTAGACGGGTACAAGACGTACATCGCAGCCTTCGGAATCGTAGCGACCGGAGTCGGCCAGATGATCTCCAGCTACATGGTCGATGACTGGGCTGGGATCGGTGAGGGGTGGAACCTCGTCCTGGCTGGGTTCGTCACATTCGGTGTCGGCCACAAACTCGAAAAGATGCTCTAAGGAGGGAAAATGAAGAAGATCGTAGCACTCCTCGCAGTCGTGGCGTTTGCCGTCGCCGCCTGCGCCGGTCCCCAGGTGCTCATCACGTCTGAGCAGATTCTCACGGCCACTGGGGTACAGTTCGTAGAGACCAACGTGGCGTTCAATACACTGTGCGCGGTCAATGCGAATCCCCGAATGGACGTTAAGACCTGCGACGCCTGGAAGGGCTTCGTACCGGAGTATCAGGCCACGTACAAGCAGGCCGAGCTTCTCTGGAACGACCTCGCCGCGTGTGAACTCGCGGAGGCCAAGACCCCTACGGGTCGGGATTGTGGGGACAAGGCCGAGATAGTTGGGACCATCCTTCGCGTGAAGAATACTCTGATGAACTTCGCCTTTAAGCTGCTCGCAGTTACGAGCGTGAAGGGGGGTGTCTAATGGACCCAATTACCGCAATCACCGCCGCCAATGCCTTGATCGACCTCATCATCCGGCTCGTCATGACCATCAACACCCCGGATGCTGAGAACATCACTGCTGGTCTGCTCAAGTCCAAGGCCGAACTCGACCGAGTTGGCAAGTTGGTCGCGGATCAGAAAGTCACGTACTAGCCCAATGGGGGGATTCGCCCCCCGGCATCATTCTACCTGGAGGTACGAGGTGCCCTGTCCAAAGAAGAAGCACGGGAAAGGGAAGAAGGGCCGGTGAACCAGGACAAGTACGGCTCGCTTCTGGTTGCGCTGACAGTCCTGACCCTCCTTGCGTGGTGGTTGCTCATCATCAGCGGCAAGGTGCAGGGGACCGAGTTGACTCGGTTAGTAGAGTGGGCACTGGACACCTTGGATTTCTACGACTGGTGGTGGGCACTCGGGAGGTAGTCGTGGGCATCTCCGACCTCATTGAGAGATGCGTCTGCTGCGATAGCAACCTGTGCTGCGACTGCGGACGGGAACTCAGCGGCAAGGAGCTGGAACCGACCTGGATCGTCGGCTTCCCCTGGCTGCACGTCCTCTGTAAAGGATGCCACACCAAGCGGTTCTGGGGAGAGGGTCAAGATGGAAGTCAGCCGGTGGGAGAAACAGGGTGCGCGGAAAAACCGTCGAACCTTCCGAAATGCGGTTGCGACTCCTGAAGGTAGAGACCGCCACGGTCGGATCAACCGCATCCTCAATCCGAAGGTTGTCAGCGGGGTTCTCTCCAAGCAGGCTCGGGAGAACTACGACAAGATCGACTGGAGTCGGTAGTGGCCTCCATCACATTTCCATATCGGGCCCCCCGCTCCTACCAGCAGGAACTCTACACAGCGATGTCGGGGCCTCGGGGCAAGAAACGAGCCGTCTGCGTCTGGCATCGTCGCTCAGGGAAGACGCTCACATTCTTTCAGTACCAGATCGGGTGTGCGCTCCAGAAGCCGGGCTACTACCCGTACTTCTTCCCCAAGTTCAAACAGGGGCGCAAGATCTTGTGGGACGGCCAGGACAAAGAGGGCAAGCCGTTCCTGTCCTACATCCCCAGAGAACTCATCATTGGGAAGCCTGTAAAAGACGAAATGGTGATCCGCCTCAAATGCAAGACGGGCGGACAGTCACTTTGGCAGATCGTCGGAACGGACAACTACGATGCAATCGTGGGGACCAACCCCATCGGTCCTGTTTTCGACGAGTACACACTTCAAAATCCGGCAGCCTTCGACTTTGTGCGCCCCATCCTCGCGGAGAACAACGGGTGGGCGGGTTTCACGTTCACCCCTCGTGGGCGTGGTCATGGCTACCGGCTGTACCACGAATGGTCGCTCGATACTGAGAGGCCGTGGCACAGGTCCTACCTGCCGTGTACCGCGACTCGTCGAGACGGTCTTGGGGAGGATGGGTCCTCCATCGTCACCGTTGCCGACGTGGAAGCGGAGATCCGGCAGGGGATGCACCCTGCCCGAGCCCAGCAGGAGTTCTTTTGTAGCTGGGCGGGTGCCCTCGAAGGAGCCATCTACGGCTGGCTCATGGACGCGGCTCACCGGGACAAGCGCGTCACCAAGGTCATGTACGACCGCTCCAAGCGGGTCCACACCTGTTGGGACATCGGTCGCCATGACCATACGTCGATCTGGTGGTTCCAGCAGGACGGGGACGCGATCAAGTTCCTGCGATACCACGAGGAGCGCGGGCGAGACCTAAGCCATTTCGTCCAGCTCCTCCGTTCATACGACTACGACTACGGGGACCACTGGTTTCCGTGGGACATGATGGTGAAGGACTGGGCGTGGGGTTCCGCCCGGATCGAGGTCGCCAAGGAATTACTGGGGGCCAACTGCTTCATCGCTCCGAAGCTCAAGATTGAAGAAGGGATCGACCAGGTTCGCCGGATCTTCCATCTATTCTACTGGGACGAGGAACTCTGCGCTCGGGGCCTCGACGTGCTCCAGGCGTACTCCTACGAGACGGCAGACGATGAGAACCTCGATGATCCGCGCTTCAAGGCTGTCCCCGAACACAATTGGGCGTCTCACGGTCCCGATGCTATCCGGGTACTTGCCACCGGATACTACGCTCAGGGCGGAATGGGTTCGCAGCAAGGGCGGAGTCGTCATATCGTGGCGCAGACGGACTTCGATCCGATCACAGGTACGCCGATCCCAACTGCGGAGGAAAGCGGGATGACCTTGTGGGAGAAGCGAATGTTCCAGAAGTACACACCGAACAGTGATGGCTTGATCGTCGGAGATGAAGGAGGAGCACTTGTCGTCCCGCAAACGTACACGAGACTCGAAGAAAGAGAGTGACCGCCAGAAGCACATCGCGCACCTCCGGCGTTCTGCGAAAGCTCTAGGCCGTCGGGTCACGAAAGAGCCCGACATGACTCATATTGACCGTCCGACACTCTTAGGGAGGAGCTGAAATGGGGGATATGTCCTTCTTGGAATTGCTGACGTTTCCCTTCGGGGACATTCTCGGCGTGGAGGACGAGAGCGACAGGCAGAAGAAGAAAGGGGCTGAGCGAGCTGCTGCTTCGACCGATCTCGAACGCCAGGCTACGAAGGCCGACACCTCGGCTCGTCAGCGGCTCGCAGCCCGACGCCGGGGTTCAGGACGGCAGACCATCCTCAGTCTCGGTGGAGGAGGCGATGCCACGAATCTCCAGAAGCCGCTCCTTGGGGCGTAAGGAGGATCACTCGTGCCAAGGCAGATCGTCAAACGGTTCGAGAAGCTCGTCTCTCTCCGCTCGATCTGGGAGCAGGAGTGGGGCGACATCGCCGCTTACGTCCTCCCTCGTAAGAGCGGTGTGACGGGCGACCGGACCCCGGGATCGAAACGGACTGGACGCATCTTCGACTCTACCGGGCTCAAGGCCAACTCTGATCTTGCTTCTGCCATGCACGGGACCCTCACACCTGACGGTCTCCGCTGGTTCACGTTGAAGTTCCGCAATCATGTGCTCAACGCGGACATCGACGTGAAGAAGTGGTTGGAGCAGTCCTCACAGATCATGTGGGAAGCCCTCACCCAGTCGAATTTCAGCTCGGAGATCAATGAGCTGTACCTCGACCTGGGGGCGTTTGGCACCGGCGCGATGATGGTCCTCGAAATGCCCATCGTGCGGACGGGGTTCAACGGGTTCCTGTTCAGGTCCGTCCCCATCGGGACCTACGTCGTCTCCGAGGACATGACCGGGCAGGTCGATACCTTCATGTATAAGACCATGCTGTCCGCCCGGGTGATCGCGGAGCAGTGGCCGGATCGTATCCCTGATGCAGTCACGAACGCTCTCCAGGCGGAGAACTGGGAGGAAACCTTCCCCGTCCTCCATGCGATCTACCCTCGGAAGCTCAGCAAGGAAGCCCAGGAGCGGGTCGGAGACAAGCAGCCTTCCGCCCGCGATGCCAAGGACAAGCCGTGGGCATCCGACTACATCTTTATGAAGGCCGTCGAGAGTTCGTCCTACCTCGAACAAGGCGGCTTCAACACTCGTTCATTCATCGTCCCTCGCTGGACCAAACTCAGTGGTGAGCTGTACGGTCGGGGTCCTGGGCACGATGCGATCCCCGACATTATGACGCTCAACAAAGCCACGCAGCTCATCCTCAAGCAGTGGAACAAGACCGTTGATCCACCCACCGCTATCCTGGATCGGGCTGTTATTGCCCCTCTCCAACTTTGGGCCGGTGGGACGACCATCGTCAAGAGCAAGGACTCGATCTGGCCCATTGAGTCTGCGGCGAGGATGGACTCAAACGCCATCAACAAGGATGCCCTCATCGCGTCCATCCGACGGATCTACTTCTCCGACCAGATCAACTTCCCGTCGCAGCTCCGTCCCGGGGCGAAGACCCCCCCGTCCGCTGCCGAGGTCCAGGCCGGTCTCGAACAGATGCACCGTATCCTCGGCCCCACGCTAGGCCGCTATAACCGAGAAGGCTCCGCTCCGATGCTGGACCGGACCTTCGACATGATGCTGGCAGCCGGGATGTTCCCCGATCCCCCGGAAGCCCTCATAGATGCGATTGAGAAGGGCGAAGTGGATCTGGACCTGGAGTTCGAGGGTCCTCTCGCCATGACCGAGAAGCGGTCGGAACTTCGAGCTGTCGATGAGACGCTCAGTCGTCTTGCCCCGATGATCCAGGTTGACGAGGGGATCCTCGATCC